TACTTGCTATTATGTCAGCTTCTATTTTGTTTAATAGATCTGTACCTAAATAGTTTTGTATATGAATGTCTTGTGCAATCTTAATGAACTGAATAAACTTATCAGTATCAACATTACCATTCATTGCTGTAAACTTTACTATATCTTTTCTACTAATTAATAATGCTTGTGCCATTTTTATCTAGGGTTTTTATATCCATTATTTGCCATATCTTTAGGAGCTATTGCTGCTTTTTTATGCCCTGCTGGTCTTGGTTTATAAGATTTAGGAATACTATCTACTTCTTTGCTACTTGCTAAAGATTTATCTTCATAGTATTCTCCGTCTTGTTTCTTTTTTAATTTATAAAGTCTTTCTTCCCATAAGTGACCACAGTTTGGTCCTCCTTTATATTTAAATAGATCATATGATTGTCCTTTATGTCCAAATGATTTATTTACTCCTGCTCTTGAAGCTTTATCTATATCTTCTAATCTATACACAACACCATTTCTTGTTCTTTTCATCATAGTTGAACAAAACTTTCTTGATTGTCCGCTAGTGTATTTTTCTTCATAAGCATATCTTACTTTGTATACGCTTTTATCTAGAGTACTTTCATCTGATGGTTTAGACTTAACTGATTCTAATTCTAAATCACCATCTATTACTTTTTGTTTCCATTCTTCTAAACCTTCATTCTCTTCAGAATATTCTCTCTTTCCTATAAGATCATAATCCTCCATAATCTCTCCTTCTAACTCTGCTAGAAAGTCATCTCCCATTTCATCTGTTAGATCTGGTTTTTCTTCTGCTAATTTAACTCCTGTCTCTTCTTCTCTTGCTTCGTCTGTTACAGCATTATCTGTTTCTATAAAAGCAAGCGGCTGAAGCGTTTTAAAGTACAAATTAAGGCTTATCTCGTTCACAGCAAGTATAGCATCTATACAGCCAATTAAAAGCTCTTGATAAGGCTTTATTGTAACGTTGTCAAATAACAAAGAAGCTGTCTTTATTTCATCAGCGTTTGATCCTAGTCCATTGTTCTCTGTTCTTATACCTAAAAGTAACGGTGATGTTACTCTGTGTCCTACAATTAGCTTATTAGCACATTCTGTAGATAAATACTGATAATGTGCTGGTGCGTCATTTAAAGGTACATCATCTATTGTTGTTTTGCTTTCAGCGTTGTTGTTAAATGCTATAATAACTTTTTCTCCTCTTGCTCCTGTAAGCTTACGCATTACATCACTTTTAACTTGCATTTGTTTCTCTCTATCAGGGACTCCGTTGTTAAAATTTACGACTTTTGTTCCTGAAAATCCGTTTTGTATATCATTAATTAAATAGTCTGATACTTCTGATTCTAATTCAGCATAAGCTAATGCTCCTTGATAATCTACTGGACAATAATAATCATATCCACTTACATATCTTTTTACAACTTTAATTTCTGGTTCTTTACCATTACCAAATCCAAAAGCCGCTATTCTTTTTGGTTTACTATTTGCTTTTATCTTGCTCCAGTCATGAAAATAGTAATATGCTTCAATCTCTCCATCATCATTACATTTCTCTGCTCTCAATGTTTGTCTTGGAAAGTGTTCTGCTTTTACTACTTTACTGTCTTGGTATAATACCTGAAAACTTCCCTCTCCTAATAATTTAAGATCTAGTATTACGTTTCTTAAATCTTCATCTCTAAATATAGATTTCATTGCTGCATATTCATCAGGCTTTTGAGAGCTGTTTGTTGCATCAATACCTTTTCCATATACTAATTGAGAAATTCCTTGAATAATTGCATTGTTAGTTGCAGAATTAATAAATAAATTAATTAAATAAGAATAATAATCATTGTTCTCACCATAATTAACCCAATCTCTGTGTTTGTCTTCAGATATTTTAGGTCTATTGTATTCTGATAAGTTTACTATGTGTAAATTGTCCATATTATAGTACTATAAATTCGTTTGTTGTTTCTTGCTCATCATATTCATTATTGTTTACTGAATAATTTGTAACAGTTTGATTTGTACAGAATATTTTATCTTTATAAATAATACTGCCACTCTTTTTTATCGTTAATGTATAAAACGTGTCTTCTACTAATGTGAATACATCAGAATACTCATAATAGTAATCATTTAATGTAAACGCATTTGTATCTTCATCATATACTGATGAATTTGTAGTTTCATTTATAATTGATATGTTATAAATGTTACTACCAGATGCTTCATATTCTCTTGGAATAAAATTTATCGTTTGAGAACTAGAACTGTTCTGTAATATTATCATATTATAACAATAAAATAAATGTTATTTTGTTAATTATTAAGCATAAAAAAAGGCACCAATTAGTGCCTTCTTTATCTAATAGTGACGAACTATTAAGAGTTAGTTCCTTCAGTTACTGTTACTGTAGCTGAACTCATACCTGCGTATGGATCTGCTGCTGTAGGACTATCTAAAAATTTAGCTGGTGAAGTTTCCTGTGCAGTGAACGTTAATGTATAACCTGAAAGGTCTCCCATTGCCGCACCTGTTACTATTGTTCCTCCACTTACGTCTGCTCCATTTTCTAATCCCATTACCATAACATTACCATTATAATCTTCTACTGCTATATGTGGTCTCCCATATGCTAACAGCTTTAATTCTTTATTATCTTCTTTAGATAATTTTTTTAATGTTATGTTTAATGTTTGCTCAAAAAATGTTGTTCCATTTTCTCTTGAGCTATTTACTGTTGTTTCAAAAGATGAATTACCTTTTAAGTCATATTCAAAAGCAGTAAAAGTTCCACTCATATCAGTAATTTCTTCGTTTACACTTGTTACAGTTCCAAAATCACCGAAATCAGTAAAATATACTTTTTTTATACCTCCAACTACGTCTTTACAAGGTTCTTTTCTTCCTTGAGTTAAATCACAAGCCATATTATTTTTATTTTAAAAAAAAAGGTAGGCAGTTTAGCTACCTACCCTTTCTTATGTTATACAATCTTTAATTACGCTGTTGCGTATAATACAATGTCAGATCCGATTGCGTGCTGAATTCCAGCAGTGAAACGCATAACAATTCTTACATTTTGAGAACCATCTAAATCAGCCATATCAATTACTTTTACTTCGTTGTGGTCTGATAATAAACCTGTACCAAAGAATAAGTTTGATTTTTCAGCTGCTACTGCATCATTGTTTGTTAAACCTTGTGCCATTACAACTTCAATTCCATCAAACTGAAGACCTGAACCTCTTGAATACCATTGAGTACCTTGATTGTTAGTACCGTTAGCTCCAACTCCTGCTGCTGCAAATCCTCCTAATGCTCTGATGTAGTTTCTGTACATGTTTGGTGATAAGTAGATAGTTAAATCTTCTGCACCATATACTGATGTAGGAATAGCGTCAGCGATTTTTCCCATTTCTTCTATAACGTTTGCTGCAGTACTTGCAGTACCTGTTACATCTACCACGTCAGTATCTGCACCTAGTGTAGTTAAGAATCCATCGAATTCACCGTCTGTTCCGTTAGTCCCAGTCCAGATATTATTTTCAATTTTTTGAGCAACTTTAGCTGATACATGTCCGATTAAGAAATCAGAAAATGATGGAGGTAAAGTTTCGTTGATTGCAGAATATCCCATTTGAACCGCTTCCCAATCTTGAACGTAGTCTTTTTTACAAAGCTCTAAATTTACTTGGAATTCTTCTGGTTGTAATATTCTCTCTGTTAATGTTAAAACATCTGCTTGACCTGAAAAGTCACATGCTGCGTTTTTAACAAGACCAGTAGAAGCAACTTTTTTCATTACTTCTTTGTATTTTACATTTGGCTTGACTGTTATTAAGTTATTAGCTAATGTATTTCCACTTAAAAGAGCTGCAGAAACATATTTTCCTGCAAATTCTCCTGCATAAGTAGAAGTTATTGGTGTTACTGTACTATTTGCCATTTTTATTTATTTTAATTAAAATTTGATATTGTTTGCATTACCCTGTCTAAAGTATTCATAGGTCTAGAATTTGAAGGAATGTTTAATTGTGTTTTTTCTTCACTTTCTGGATTGTGTTTTACTTTTTCTACTTCAGATAAGATTTCTTTTGTTGGTTCTTCAGATAATTCTTCTTTAACTTCTTCAGATGCCATTTCTTCGTCTTTTTTACCATAACCTAATTCTTCAATCATAGTTACAATATCTTCGACTGCTTTTTTAACTTCTGCTAATTCTTCTTTTGTAGCGTAATCTACTGCTGCTTCCACTTCTTCAGTTTCTTCAGCTTCGCCAATAGAAGCAATTATACCTTCTTCTTCTACAACTAATTCTGTAGAATCTTCAAGTGTATAACTTCCAACTGGTAGTGCAACTTTTTCGTCTTCTGTAACAATAAAGATTTCGTTACCAGCTTCAAAAGCTTCTGCTTCTACTGTTGTACCATTTTCAAGCTGCATAGTTGCAAGCTCTACTTTAGTTTCCTCTACTTGATCTGTAGCTAAAGTTTCTTCTTTAGTCTCTTCAAGATTTATATCTTGCTCCTCTAAATTTACTTCTGCAGCGTTCATACCTAGTAGGTCTTTTACTTGTTTTAACATTTCTGTCGCTTTCATAGTATTACAATTAAATTAATTTGTGTTTGTTATATTTTTTAATAATATTGTTTAACAGACTTGATGTTAGTTTGTGCTTTTTGACTTTGTGCTTGAGAAAAATTAGCTGCATCTTCTATTGCTTCTAAATTTTGTATAACCCTGCTATAATCTATTCCTAAATCTTCTAAATCACCTTGTCTTAACGTACTTTGCAGCCTGTTAGCTTCCTTTGCAATTTGTTTATATTTATTTTCAAATTTTATTAAATCATTTGATAAAGATATTATTTGTCTAATTATAGCATCTTCACTTTTATTTGCAGATTCTAATTCGTTTTGTAGATTGTCTACTTTTGATAAATTAATTTGATGTTTGTTTATACCTTTATCTTCAGACAATTTTGTAATTATTTTTTTTACTTGTGGTTTCATGCTATTACAATTGTGTTTTTAATTATTTATTATATTTTTAAGCTTTCTTTTG